GGCTCTCCCCCCCCGAGTGTCAGAAAAACCGCGACGACGACGGAGCGCAACGCATGACCGACGACCAGCTGCAGCTCCCCGGCCTGGAAGATGCGCCGGCAATGGCGAGCGCTCTCGAACGCGCCGCGCGTCGGACGATTCGAGCGCTCGACGATCTGCAGCTGCTCACCGACCGGCACGCGCTGACCTGCCAGCTGATTATCGACCTGGCGCAAGCGGTCGAGTCTGGCCGGCGCGCCGGCCGAGCGTCGGCAACGGCTATGGCCGCGGCGCAGCTGCTCGCCGCGATCGACCGGCTGCCCGAACCGGAAGTCACCGGCAGCGACGACCTGTTCGCCGAGCTGCTGCGCGAGCTGGCCGATGCCGACAAGGCCGACGCGCCGTGAGTGCTGCGCCGCTGTACGCAACCCCGCGCGACCCGAGCCGGCGAAGCGACGGCGCGCAGATCGGCGTCATTGGGCGATCGCTCGGAACGCCGCTGATCCCCTGGCAGCAACGGGTCGCCGACGTCGCCGGCGAGCGCCGGCCCGACGGCAGCTACGAATATCAGGTCGTCGTCGTCTCGGTCCCGCGTCAGACCGGCAAGACGACACTGATCCGAGCTATGGCCGTGCATTCGGCTCTGGTGCTGGGCCGGTCGGTTTTCTACACCGCGCAGACCGGCAAGGATGCGCGCGAGCGCTGGACCGACCTGGTGAAGATCCTGCAGGTTCACCCGGCGTTGGCCGGCCGGTTCAAGCTGACGCTTCGAGGCGGCAGCGAGCAGGTCGAGTTCTACCAGTCCGGCGGCGCGGTCCGCGCGTTCGCACCGACGCCGGAATCGCTGCACGGCTACACCCCGCCAAAGGTTGTGATCGACGAGGCTTTCGCGCAGACGCCGGCGCAAGGGGAGCTGCTGATGGGAGCGATCGGGCCGGCGCAATTCACGATCACCGACCGGCAGCTGTGGATCGTCTCGACCGCCGGCACCGCCGAGTCGACGTTCTTGCACGACTGGATCGACCGCGGCATCGAGGGCACGCCGCGCGTCGCTGCGTTCGTTTGGGGAGCGAGCGACGAGCAGGATCCGTTCAAGCTCGACGACATCGCCGACTTTCATCCCGGCGTCGGGCACGTGCTGAACGGAAAGCTGCTGACCGCTGAGGACGTTCTCGAGCAGGCCGACAAGAACACCCGGGCCGAGTACGAACGCGCCTACGCGAACCGGCGCACCGTCACGCTGTCGCACCTGGTGCCGTCCGAGACGTGGCGAGCGCTGCACGACGACCAGCTGCAGGCACCCGCGCCGGCCGATCGGGTCGTCGCTTTCGACGTCGCGCACAACCGCACCAGCGCGACGATCGCCGTCGGTTGGCTGAACGCTGCCGGCCAGCCGCGCGCCAAGATCTACAAGGCCGCACCTGGAACCGGCTGGGTCGCCGGCGAGGTCGACAAGCTGCGACGCGCCGGCGCTCGGTCGGTCGTCGCCGTCGGCAATGGTCCGGTTCTCGGCGTCACTGAACAGGTCAACCAGCTCGCCGGCGCTGACGTCGTCGACGTGCTGAGCGAACGCGAGTACGCGACCGCGTGCGGCGCGTTCCTGACCATGATCGACGAATCGACGATCGGGCACGACGACGACGACGTGCTGACGCGCTCGGTCGTCGGCCTGGTAACCCGGCCGGCCGTTTCCGACGGCGTCGCGTTCTCGCGCCGGCATTCGGTCGGCGACAGCTCGCCGGCGATCGCCGTAACCGTCGCGGCGTACAAGGCGACCACGACGCCGGCAGGTGCCGCGCCGATGATCTATCTAGGGAAGGTTTCGAAGTGATCTGGTTTGACCGCACGACCCGCTCGATCGTCGCCGGCTGCAAGGTCTGCGGACCACCGACGCGCCACGTTTTCAACGATTCCGCCGAGGCCGATCGCTGGGCAGCTGACCACCTGCAGCGCGCGCACCCGGCCGTCGACGACGACCGAATCACGGCGTCGGCCGCGAGCCGGAAGCGACACCAGCGCGCGCGCTAAATGTGCGACACGCGCAAGATGTGCTTTCAGATGTCACGCCGACCCTGACCGTTAACGGTGTGGGCATCCTGACAGTGTTCAAGCGCAACCGAGTCGGCGACGTGGTCGACCCGTCGACGCTCCCGATCGTCTCGCCGTTCAGCAACGGCGACCTGCAGCGCGTCGTCTTTCAAGACATCTTTGGAACCGACCAGGTCGAGAACACTCGCGCAGCTGCAATGCGGATCCCGGCCGTCGCTCGGGCTCGAAACCTGATCGTCTCCACGATCTGCCGGCTGCCGCTGCGCCTGGTCACCGGACAGACGCCGGCACCCGAGCAGCCGAGCTGGACGACCTTCACCGGCGACGGTTCCAGCCCCCAGCTGCGGCTCGCCTGGACCGTCGACGACCTGATGTTCTACGGCTGGTCGCTCTGGTACAGGGTCCGCGACGACGCCGGCGAGCTGCTCGGCTGCACGCGGATCAACTATGAGGACTGGACGATCAACGACGACAACCACGTCGAGATCTACGGTTCCGAGGTCGCCGACCAGGACGTGATCGTGTTCGCCGGCCTGCACGAAGGGATCTTGTCATTCGGCGTCGACGCGCTGGCCGACACGCAAAGCCTGTACTCGATCGTCCGGCAGCGCTTGCAGAACCCGGTCCCGCAGGTCGACCTGCACCAGACCGGCGGAACGCCGCTGACCGAAACCGAAATCGACGCGCTGATCGACCGCTGGGCAGCTGCTCGCAAGGGAATCAACGGCGGCGTTGGGTTCACCAGCACGAACGTCGAAGTGAACGAGCTGAACGCGGCCGACGCGCAGCTGATGATCGAGGCGCGCAACGCCGCGGCCGTCGACATGGCGCGCCTGGTCGGCGTCGCCGCGACCCGCATCGACGCATCCGGCGTCAACGCGACGCTGACCTACGAAACCAAAGAGGGCCGCAACCAGGAGCTTGTCGACTTCGACCTGGCGCTGTACCTGACGCCGATCACCGCGCGCCTGTCGCTCGACGACATCACCGACCCCGGCGACCGTGTCGACGTCGACCTGTCCGACCTGATCGGGCCGGCCGGCTCGGTCACCGGCCCGAACTACGGAGACTGAGCAATGACGCTGACTCGCATCACCGCGAACACCGCCGGCGACCAGCTGCGGATCTTCGCCTCTGCACACATCGAAGCGTCGACCATGACGCGAACGCTGGTCGGCGACGTGATCGTCTACGGCGTCCCGGGCCGCACCAGCGCCGGCAAGCTCAAGGTTCGGCCCGGCGCGCTGCGGTTCCCGGCAGACCTGACCCGCGTCAAGCTCACCCGCGAACACAACCGCGACGACTCCCGCGGTCACCTGGTCCAGCTCGACGACGACGGCAAGCGGATCCGCGCCGCTATGCGGGTCGCCGACGGGCCGGCCGGCGACGACGCGCTGCGCGAGGCCGGCGACAAGACCCGCGACGGGTTCAGCTTCGACATCGTCGACGCCGTCGTCGAAGGCGACTGGATCACCGCCGGCGAGGTAATCGCGATCGGTCAGGTCGGGATCCCGGCCTTCGACGACACCCGAGTTTCTGCGATCGCCGCATCGCAGGAGGACAGCACCACCAGCACGACCAGCACCGACCCCGCAACACAACCGAGCGAAACAGGAGACACCGATATGACCCCCGAGCAGATTGCACGGCTCGCAGAGCTGCGGGCGATGGACAACCGCACCCCCGAGCAGGAGTCCGAGCTGGCCGCGCTGGAGGCGTTGGAGAAGGCGACCGGCACGACCGCGTCGGCCGACGACAACCCGCCGGCCGCGCCCGTCACCGCGTCGGTTCCGGCCGTCCCGTCCGGCGTCCCGGCGCAGCGCGCCAGCCGCGCCAGCGTCAACGAGCCGTCGGCGCTCGACCGCTTCTACAACGCCGTGGCCGGCGCGCTCGGTCAGAACCGTTCGCCCGGCGCGATCACCGCGGCTCTGGCCGACGTGACCAACAGCGCGAACCCGATCGCCGCGCCGGCCTGGTCCGGCGAGCTGTGGTCCGGCCTGCAGTACGAGCCCCAGTGGTCGACCCTGTTCGCGCAGGGTGACCTGACGAGCTTCGAGGGCAACGGCTGGCGCTGGGTCGTCAAGCCGGCGATGGGCGACTACGCCGGCGACAAGGCCGCGATTCCGTCGGCCGCGATCAGTACCGAGCCGAGCAGCTACGAGGCCGCGCGCATGGCCTGCGGTCACGACATCGACCGGAAGTTCTACGACTTCCCCGACGCCGGGTTCCTGGCGAGCTACGCCGAGGCCGCACGCGAGGACTGGGCCGTCAAGCTCGACGGCAAGGCTCGCGCCTACGCGCTGGCGAACGCCGTCGCCTACGGTGCGCCGGCGACGTCGCTGCTCAAGGCCGCGGCGCTGGCGAGCTTCGGCGTCAAGGCGAACACCCGCGCCCGGGCGACGTTCGTCGCGGTCAACGACGGCGACTTCCTGGACCTGTTGGACATCAACGAGAGCGCCGTGCCGGCCTTCCTCAAGATGTTCAACATCGACCCGGCGAGCTTCATCGCCGACGCCGCGGTCCCGGCCGGCGAGGTCGTGGCCGGCGTCAAGCAGGCCGCGACCCTGCGGACCCTGCCCGGCTCGCCGATCCGCGTCGACGCGCAGCACCTGGCGAACGGTGGAGTCGACTCCGCGTTCTTCGGCTACTGGGCGATCGAGGAGCACCACACCAGCGGCATCGTCAAGACGACGTTCGCCTGATGTCGTTCCCCGACGGGCCGGCGACCGTTCCCGATGTCAAGGCAACCCTTGGCATCGGGGACGACGCCGACGACGCCGCGATCGGCCTGGCCGTCAACGCGACGAACGCCTTTGTCCGCCGGCTGCCGATCGCGCAGCCGGCGGACACGGACCCGGCACCGGCCGACTGGACCGGGTTCGAGGACGTCGTGGAAGGCGCGGCGCTGCTGGCCGCGCGCCTGTTCACTCGCCGCAAGGGTGCCACCAGCAGCTCGGACGACAGCTCGCCGGCATTCGTGGCGATGGGCGACCCCGACGTCGCGCTGCTGCTGCAGCTCGGCGAGAACGCCGCGCCGGCGGTCGGCTGATGGACAGCAACGCGGTCAACGTCGCCGACATCGACGACCTGCTGGCGCTGCTCACCGCCGAGGGGACCGGGATCCGTAGCGCCGACATCGACCCTGCGAACGTCACCGCGCTTCCCGGGATCTGGTGCCGGTTCGACGGTGCCAGCTTCGAGAACCTTGCCGGCGCAACCCTGAACCTGACCCTGCACCTGATCGTCCCGGCCGCGGCCGACCGGCACACCGCACTAGTGGCGCTGACCGAGCGGTTCAACCAGCTCGCGCCGACGCTGCGCGCGCTGGGTGGGCCGGAAGGGTTCCGCATGGTCGCCGTCCCCCTTCCCAGCGCGCCGGCACCGCTGCCGGCGTTTGCTATCCCGCTCGACCTACTCACGACACAACCGGAGGAATGACCAATGGCGATCAAGACCTACAAGATGGGGCCGGGCACGTTCAAGCTCGGCGTTGCCGGCGTCCGTGACGCTTCCTGTCAGGTGACCAGCCTGCGGGTCACGGCGAGCGAGAACGTCAAGACGGCCGACGCCGTCGACGTACTGTGCGGCGAGCAGCTGCCGGCCGAGGACACCGTCACGCTGTCGTGGCGGATCAGTGGAACGCTGCTGCAGGACATCGCCGCGGCCGACCTGGTCGCCTACACGTGGACGAACGCGAGCGTCAGCGTGCCGTTCGA